TTGCTACGGCCACGCACCGTATTTCCTTGCACGACATGGAACAACCCGCGCTGCTTGTTGTAGTAGACGTCCGAAACCTCGTTCCCGATGTCGGTTACATAGGACGATCCCGTGTGGCACGAAATGCCAGAGGTCTGGTCCGTAGGAGTGCCCGGGTACATTGGCGTCACACCGTCATAGCTCAGACCACCGCCGCGCACCGTGTTACCGATCCGCGTGAGATAAACGGTTCCGTTGATGCTCTCGAAGCCGTCATGGCAGTTCTCTGCCGTATTGTTCCGCACTAGGCAATCGTAATCGCCCATTGCGTAATGACCGAATCCGTTGATTTGACCGTTACCGCTCCCTTCGAGATCCAGATAGTTCGCTCCCGCAAAACGGTTATTCAACACACGAGGCCGGTAGTTCTGGTACGTAGAGAGCGCCCAGTGGCTACAGCCCGAGATATCGCAGCCGTCAATGATCGCGCCATCCGTAAAGGCGATCTGAACCCCGTAGACGTCAACGCTCGCCTGCGCAAACCCTACGATCTGCGCGTTGCCGAGGCTCCGGATATACGCCGGATTGATCACGCGGGCGGTCACCGTCGCGGTGACGGAATATTGCGACGTTGCGTCAGGAATCGTTGCCCACGGAGCCTGAGGGAATCCTGTGTAGGTCGTCCCGATGTCGACCACCTTCGTCGTCGGGTTATAGCTGTTGATATAACGCGACTGGCCAGCCCCGGTCCCGGCGGTGATCGTAAGTAGATAGTTTTTGAGTTGGTGGGCCGTTGATGCGTCGGCCGAAGAAAGCGTGATGGTGCCGCTCGTGCCTCCCTGCGCGGTGCCACTTGTGACTGCCTGCACATTGAGGTCGAAAACTATATTGTCCTCAAGCTGCACGGTGTTGCCGCTGACCGACTTGACCTTGGCGACCTGTCCAAATGCGTTGTTGGCGTCGAACCGGTGATCGCCGTAGATCAGGCGATTCGTCATCAGGCGCAGTAGATAACCGGGCTGCACAGATGACGCATCTGACAGCACGACCGAGCTCGTTTGAGAAAGCGACGTGGCTGACAGTGTGATGCCGTCAGCGACGACTACGCCGCCAAGTTGCACGCACATCGCCGCCGCATTGCGGCCCGCAAGCTGCTTAAGGCGCGGCGTTCCAATCCAGTCGAAAACGCCACCGCCGATTGTCACCGGAAGATTCGTGAAGCCATACTGCTTCCCAGTCGGCCAGTAAAGCGGAATTCCGTTCGTTGCTGCATAGGTTATTGCCGCAACGAGTTTTTCCGTTTCGTCAGATCCGTCTCCGACACAGCCGGCATCTTCGACGCTATACCACTCCCGCAACTTGTCTTGCGCGGTTCGCGCTACCGAGCCGGTTGCCGCTTGCACAAAGCCGATCAGCGACGAACCCGACGATGCGGCAAGTTCGTCGCTCAACGCCTGAATTTCAGCAGAAATATCCTGAATTATCTGATCCCAGATCTGCACGCCAAAAGCATCGACCAGCACCTGGCGGTAGGTACCACTGCCCCAGATAACCGCCTGCCCGCGCGCATCGAGAACGACCGGGTTCGTGTTGGGGATCGTGAGCGCCGAATCCTGATACGTCGTCTTGGGTGTTTCGGTGCCTGGCTGGTAGAAATAGACCTTCCCGCCCACAAGCGGTGTCCCGAGGATCGAGACGAACTGCTGCTTGCCGTTCTGGAGTTGCGAACCCATAGTCGCCTCAAAAGCAAAAAACCCGCTCAATGGCGGGCTATAATCAAAAAAAGCCCTCGCGGGGAGGGCTTGGGGATAACAATGAAAATTGCTAAATGGCTACTTCAGGTTGTGGCGCTCGTGCTTGTGATCATCACGCAAGCATGGATTCCACTCGGAATCTATGCAGCAGTCTGTGATGGCAAATACACTAAATGGATCTGGAACTGGCTTGCCGACATCGTGTCGCCTATCGACCGCGCTTTGAGTTCGCGCGCATCGACTCGATAAGCTGATTCGCCTCACCCTGGAGGCGCCTTCCTGCGAGAGAGTCAGCGAGCTTGTTGCCTGCCCATGCGCCAGCACCTGCACCCGCCGTGGCTGCTGCGCCACCGCTAACTGCGCCGCCAATGCCACCGCCGATCGACGCGCCAATGTGGCCGGCGTGTCTCTCAACGAGACTTCCCTTGCTGAGTCGCTGCGTCTGCAGCCCAGCCCCCTCATACGAGTGAACACCCGGCATGATCTGGCCGCCGTAGTTCAACGTATGGAACTTCTCTACTTCATCGGGCGGGAAGGTTTGCAAAATCTTCTGACCGACAACAGAGTTCAACGTCTTGTTGACGCTGTTCTGGTTCCATACCCCCGCCTTGCCGGCGCCTTGCTCGTAGACTTCGCGAGCCAATGCACCAGACATTTCGTTCTTCGCCGCTTGCGCCGCCTGCTGCAGCCCCTGCGGGATCTGCGGCACACCATCGGGAGCGCCAGCAATACGCCCGCGCGAGAGATCGTCGAATGTGTTGTAGATATGCCGCCATTGATCCAGCGGCATATTGTTCAAGCGGCTTGGGATCTGCTCAACAGCAGCACCTGACTTCACACCGTTCGCGTCGGCATCGCCGAAAACCTGCTTGAATCCGCGCGCCCCCATGATGGTCTGCTGCGCCTGGTGAATCGCATCACCAAGCTTGTAGGCATCCGAGCCGGCCGCCGCTGCAATATCCTGGTCAATTGCCCGATTGACGGCGCCGATCGTACGAGCGTTATTGTCATTCCAGTCTGCGTTGTTGGACTTGCGGACTGCGTCCCACGCCGCCACGCTTCCCGGCGCCGTGACTTCGCCAGTGATCGGGTCGCGAAATCCAGTATTCCGCGCGAGTTCCATCAATTGCGTAATGCCTGACACGACCCGGGCGTTTCCGCCGCGCTCAGCCTCCGCGATGAACTGCGGATCGCTTAGAAGTGCGTTGACGTGGCTAGTCTGGATTGGGTTGTCACCAGACTCCTGCCGGGCCTGATCGTAAATTTGCTGCTTCGCCTGCTGGAAGTACTCAGCAAGACCGCCTTCACCATGCACTGCGTCATTGATTACCTGGCCACGCTGTTCGTTGTTGGTCAGGTTCGGACTCGCTCCCGTAGCATCGATACGAGCCTGCGCATAGTTCGAAAGAGCCTGTTGCTCGTTCGCGATCTGATTGCGCAAGGCAATTTGTTCCGGCGTGTTGTCGGAACTGCGCGACAACGTGTGTTCGCTTCGAAGTATGTCTTCGTTCCCGGTGATGACGCCCGTGCGCACGGCATCGTTGTCGGGCCCGAGAATTTCGTTCGCGATTTGTGCGCGGACCGCCTGCTCATCGGCAGGCACATCACCCGCATTTTTCGAAACCTTGACCTGCGGAAACGCCGAACTTCCGCCGCGCGCCGCTTCCTCGCCCGTGAGCTGGCCGGCAAACGGGTTTTGATTCGCCTCCGCAGCACCAACGCCTCGAAGCGTCGCGCCTTGCGGAGACGTTCCAGTTGCGGCACTGGGTGCCGGGTTAGGAACAGGGCTCGCCGGAGTGGTCGGCACGGATCCAGTTGGCGCACCAGATTGCGCTGCATTGGAGGGCGGCGCCGGCTGCACGGTCGGCTCGATCCTCTCAGGCGCATCCGCCGACTTTCCGATAGCCTGCTTCAGCGCATTCGGAGCAGCAGTCAATCCGTCGATAAGCGCCGATCCTGCCTTACCCGCGACCACATTCCCCACGACTGTGGGAACCTGCGAATTGATCGTTGCCATCAGCGCATTCGGAGCGCCTTTCACGAACGCATCGTTGTACGCGTTGCCGACTGCCGAAATGGCCGGTCCAACTGGCGAATTCATCACGGCGTTTTTCGCGCCAGTCGCGATATTGCCCAGCCCCGTTAAGGCCTGTTGGCCGCCCTGCGTTTGCGGATGGTAGGTCAGCAGATCGGTTGTCTTGTCACCGAGTGACTTCGCGTCCGCGTATCCATTGCCGAGCAGTGCCGAGCCAAGGCGCGTCAGGCCGCCAATTGGCGCAGCGAGGGCACCTGTCGCCATTGACACAAGCGGCTCGACTGCGCCACCAAGAATGTCCAGCGGCATCGTTTCATGCGGGCCGGTAGTGGCAGTCGGTGCGGCCGGTACCGCTGGTTTGGCTGCAGGTGCAGCAGGAGACTGCGACTTTCCTGCCATCACGCTATTCGCCATTGCAAGCAATGGGTCATCAGCGGCCTGAGCGGATTGCGCCGATGCCGTGGGCGCCGTTTGGCCTGACGAAGGCGCTGGCGAGCCTGCCATGACACCATGTGCCATATCCAGCAAAGGATCGCCGGTTGACGTCGGTGAGGGTGAGGTGGGCACGGCCTGCGGTTTTGCTTGCGGCATGATCTGTTGTCCAGTAGCCGAGATAACGGGTGCGCCCTGCTGCTGTGGGCCGAGTTCCGCGGCGTTCGCGCTGCCCGAGAGAGCCGATGCGATCGCGTCCCCGAATTTCCTCACCATCCCGACCGCGCTCGACAGCTTGTTCACGTAGTTGCCGTCTTCGGCGTAGCCGCCAGCCTTCAAAGCCTTGCCGTATGCGTTCGCATTGGAGCCCGCGCCCACAGCCCCCTGATAATTGTTGCTAATCAGATTGGCGAAATCGTTGCCGAATGCCTGAGGATCCGGATAAGAGCGGTACTGATCACTGGAGCCGGTCTGGTTGTCCGTCGCCGTGACACCCTGACCCTTCACGTTGCCCAGATTGTTCGTTCCGGGGATAACCGACTTTCCCCAGCCAGTCTCAAGCCCCCACTGACCCAGCAGGACATCGGGAGCGACACCGATCCGCTGGCTGACACTCGCCGCGACCGGCGCGTATTGCTGAATGAATCCTTGAATGTCCGGCATCAGAACGCCCCGAGCGCCTTCATGGCCTGGTAATCCTTGGTCCACTGCTGCAACTTGCCCTGTTGCTGCAGCTTCTGCATGGCGGCCTGTTGCGCTGCGGGGTTACCAAGCGAGCGGACGTACGACACATCAGGATTGAATGACTGATTCCACTTCGTCTCGAATTGCGGCAGCGCGCTCGTGTTGTTGCCGTTTTGTGCAAGGAAATTCGTTGTAGCCTGTTGCCGGTCGAGAACAGCCTGTTGCAAGCCCTTCACGTGCTGGATCGATTCGAGAAGTGCCGGTGCATTCATATTCGATGCGTCCGGCTGACCAGCCTTTGCTGCGGCGAGGCGTGAATCGCTTCCAGAAAGACCCAGCGATGACGCCGCCTGATCCGCAGCGCTGTTCAGGTAATTCACGAGCAACTGATTGTTCTTCACCGAGTCGCTGCCCGCCTGGATGCCGAAGGTGTTCAGCAGCGCTGGGACGTTCATTGCGGCGCCCGCGCCCTTACCGGAAATCGTGCCTTGCAATGCCTGCGTAGCCAAGTCATAGGTCTGCATGAGCGGCTTCGCCTGGCTCGCGGCTTGCTGAAGGTTGCTGTAGCGCGCCGCGGCATCGCCAGCGATCTTATCTGCACCCAGCGGTGGCGCAGACGCGAACCCGCCGCCTGGAAGTTGGCCAGGGATGGCGGCCTGAGCAGGAACCGAACCGGCCGCGCCTTGCGGCATTCCGCCCTGCGGCAGCGGCGGCTGACCCTGAGCGCCTGCGAACTTCCCTTTTGTGATCATCGTCGGCTGGCCGTTCGCATTGACCGTGACAGGGCTCGCAGCATCGGACGGCGAAAGGCCGTTTTGCACCGTGTAGCCGACTGAGCCGACGCCAATCGGCTGACCATTCGGGCCAATCGCATAGGGGTTCTGATTGACCGCAACGTTCGATGGACCGGTATTGATCGTCGAATACTGCGGCTTCATATTTGCCATCTGCTGCTCGGCACTCAGAACCGACTGAAAATGCTGCGCGAGCCACGGCCGAAGCTGGGCCGGGTCCTGCGGCATCGATTGCATTTCTGCCTGATAGATCTGAGGCGTGATCGCGCCGGACTGCAACTGCGTCTGCGCGAATCCCTGCACATCTCCGGATGACAGATCAGGCTTCGTCAGAAGGCTACCGAGACCCTGCCGCAATGCCGTTTGGGCCTTCAACGACTGATCGATCTGGCCGGTCTGCAGCGTCTGTTGCTGCTGCTTCTGCGTATTGATGCCTTGAATCACCTGTGGCAGGTTATAGGCCGCATCCGGATTCTGGCTAAGGATTCCGACGAGCTTGTTATTGTCGACCTGACCGGTGGTCGGATCGGTAGCCTGCTGATAGGCGGCAGAGGTAGCGCGGTTCGCGGCAAGCAGCTGCTGCTGAGCAAGGCCGCTTGCATTGAGCGCGCGGAACTGCGCTACCTGAAGCGCATCCTGAAGCGGATTCATGGGCTTCGGTGCGTTGGCATTCAGCGCGATGCTCGGATCAATAGGCATGTTTTCCCCTTACACCGTGAAGCCGTAGCCATTGCTGCCGGGCGTCATTGCAGCACTATTTGGCGCACTGCCGCCGCCTGCGTTGTTGTTCAATAGACCATACGTGAGCGCACTGCTGCCGATCCCGTTCAGTGCACCGGATAGGGCATTGGCGCTACCAACCGTGCCGGCTGCCTGCGCATTTGCGCCGCTCGTGAGCGTGTTGCCGATGTTACCGGTCGCGGCTGCGCCGAGTGACCCGTTCGTCGCCGCGGCGTTCTGGCCGCTGCTCACGAGTCCAGAAAGGCGATTGACGTTGTTCGCCGCGCTGCTGTAGTTGGTCTGAAACGTCTGGAGCGAGCGGTTAAACACATCGTTGTAGGTCGAATCGGCGAGGCCCGTCGCATAGCTAGATGCGCCCTTGAGCGCTGCGCCAGACGTGCCGAGACCGCGTGCAGCCGCGCTGTTCTGCACCGATTTCAGACCCTGATTGAGGGTGAACTGATAGCCCGGCGTGGCCTGCGCCTGAGCTTCCGTAGGCGCGCTGAATTGCTGCTGGAGGATGTTTCCCGAGTTCGTGCCGTTATAGCTATACGTACCGTCCGAATTCTTCGTGACGTTGTATCCCATCGCGGCCAATAGCGGGCTGATCGACGACGACCCAAGATCCATGTACGGCTTTAGATTCGCTTGGGTCTGGTTCCACTGGTCGTTTTGCAGATGCGCTGCGTCTTCGGCCGCCTGTGCTTGCGTGTTGGCCGCGCTCTTTGATGCGCTGGAACTGATAGCGGCCCCGCCGATCGCGCCGACCGCAGCAATGGAACCACCAATCACAATTGCCATATCAGCCCCCGATCCACTTCGCGTAGTAGGTTTCGATCGGATCGAAACCGAGATATTTGAAAATAACGCTCGCGTCCTTGTGCAACTTCGAGCCGACGACGAGGTTATGCACACCGCGCCGTGTCGCTTCCTTCTCTACCGCACGGAACAGCTTCACACCGGCGCGCGGGTTCGCGGTTCGTTTCTCGGGATCGACATAGAAGATGTCCATCGTGCACACCATCATCGTTTCGTAATGCATGTGCGGACGAATGAAGCCGATGAAGTAGCCGACGAGACGCCCCGCTTCCCGCAACGTCACGTAGAGCAGGTTCCCGCTCTCCTCCAGTCTGAAATACTGGTCGTACTGCGGGCGCAGCGGTACCTTGTCCTTGTTCAGAGCGAGTTCGCGGTAATGGATCGGCAGAAGAACCTTCAGTTCTTCGATGCCTTCGCGGAGCGATTCGACGGCTGTGGTGATCATCGCGTGGTCGTCTTGATGTCTACGATCAGATGGATGCGCGTATCCGATCCGTTGTTGATGACTTCGTGCTCGATCTGGTTCTGAAACCACCAGACCTCGCCTGTTTTCATCTGCACCTGCTCATCGCCACAACGGAAGATCATTCCGGGCGTTGACTGGATGACGATATGGAAGCGCTCAAAGTACCGCGCGTGATCGCCGCTGTCAGGATGTGGATCGATCCGGCGCCCCGGTTCAAGCGCCGTAATCAATGCGCGCCCAAGGCGCTCGCCTTCCACGCGCGCCATGGTGGCGAAGATGAGTTGCCGGGCCTGCGGCAAATGATCGATCGCTGGATACCAGATCGATTCGTGCTGGTCGAGTACGCCGGCAACATCAGCGCCGTTCTCGTATGGCTTCAGGTCATTGAATCTCAGCCAGATATCGGAAACCTGTGTGTGCGGCGAGTTCTCGTGCGTCGTGCGCAACGTGTTCTGGTTCCAGAGTTCCGGCTTTTGCTTCAGAGCCATCAAAAGCGGCATCACATCGACGCCTTCGGCGATCTTCAGGAAGTTCTTCATTGCTGAACGTTCTCCGCACCAGAAACAGTCAGCGTCACGCCGAGGCCAGATGCGTACAACTGCATGCCTGCCTGTAGCTTGTGGCCGATGATCTGCGGAATCTGCACCGATGCACCAGCCGGCACATTCGTCGACCAGACCGCCGTCGCGTCAGCCGCAGCACCCGCAGCCGGAACGATGTACAGCTTGAGCGTCACAACGCCCCCTGTCGGGTTCCAGGCGCTCGCCTGATGGATGGCTGTAGCGGTGCCGTTCGGAGCGACATAGACGGCTGCGGCCGTCCCGGTCAGAACGCTCTGACAGAGTTGTTTCCAGGTAATCATTGATTGCCTCAGTAGTAAGCGATCTTGCGGTCAGTGCCGCCGATGCGAAACGTTGCATAGCCGGTCGGCGTAGCTGGGAGCGCGCCGGCCCCCCCAGCGGTAGGGGCGGTCGTCGTTGTTGCCGGCACGATGGAGATGCCGCTATTGACTTGCACCTTGTTCGTTGATCCGTCGACCGCGGTCGAACCGATCAGAAACTTTTGATCGTTTGAGAATCGGGCCGCTTCTGCCACACCGCTGCCGTCTGTTTTGGTCGCGAATGTCAGCGCTCCGCCGCGATTGTTTGCCACGGAACCGCTAGTGAAGCCCTGAATCAGTCCGAGCCGTTTATCGTTTCCCGTTCCGTTCGTGTCGGAAAACTGAACGATGCCGGCGAGCGTTGCGTCAGCATCCGCTGCTGACGAAGACAGCTCTAGTCCGCCAGCCCCTGTTGAGCCACGAACGCAATGGTAGATGCGTCCCGCCGCGGCGCTGAGAACCGCGGCAACGTTACCGATGAATGTATTCGCCGTGTTGGAGAGCGCGGAGAATGCGCCAGAGCCGCCCGTAATCGCGACAGCGTTCGCGTTTTGCGCAGCCATCGTGCCAAGCCCGGTCATCTGCGAAGCGTCGGCGATGACTGGCTGCATGCATTCGATTTTTGATTCGAGATCAGCGATGTGCTGGCGCAGCGCGTCATCACTTCCGCGATTCTCTAACTGCTTTTCCAGTTCTGCTATGCGCTGTGACAGGTTCGTCAAGCTTGCGCCATCGCCCTCCTCGCCGCGCTCGTCCGGATGCGCCGAAGCCGCCGCCATTGCCTGCGCCGCGATCGCTTCTACAACGTGAATCAGGCCGAATACAGCCGCCATGTCCGGCGTCGACTCGCCCTTACCGTCTTCAGATTGAAGGTCGGCAATGTTCGCGTTAGCCGCATTGATTGCGGTCTGAAGAGTCGACGTGTCATTGCCCGATGTGCCTCCTGTGCGTGTGAAAAGCGTCAGGAAGAACATTCTCCACTGCGGCGTGAGATTGCCTGCGGAATCAAGCGGATTGCCGGACGGAAAATTGAGGTCGGTATTCAAGTGCGCGACCTCGAAATATCGACCCATGCGCCATTCAGCGCGGTCCGGACAGGTGCGGACCACGACAGTTCGAACACGCGGTCACGCGCATAGCCCAGCCGCTGCCACTGGATAGACGTCAAGAATTCGCCAACCATGCCGAGAGAGCCCGAAACTTTGTTTCCCCAGCTCCGCCCGCGGTCATCGCTCCAGCGCAATCTCACCTGCGGCGCGGCGCTGTCGTCGGGCAGGCCGTTGCCAACTTCCATGTCCGCGATGAACTGGCGGAACATCACCCGGTTGCCGTCGGAGCCGAGAATGTGCGGGAAGCTGCGCACAAATTCCATCGGGCTGCCGTTGTCCGTGTAGGCGTTCTGGTCGAGCATGTAGACGGCGCCCGTCTGCCAGTCACCCACCAGATTGCGGCCCGCGTTGAACGAATAGCAGTTCGCGCGGTGCCGCGCAAAGGTGCCGTCAGGCATCAGGAAGCCCCGCTCAGCCCATTGGCCCGTCGCGGTGTCGAATGCCCACGTCGCATTAGCCGTCGGAAACGTCAGCATGTAGAAAGCGTGGCCACCCTGCAGGTACGAAAAGCCGATCGCGTCGTTGATGCGCGAGTAGCCTGCAATGGCGTTCTCAATCGCGTGCGTGGAGATGCGCTCCGACTGGTAATTGCGGCCAGCGAATACGACGCCCTGCCCCTGCAAATCCTTGCCAAGCCAGAACAGCGCGAGATCGATCTTGGCGACAGAATGCTTCGCTGCGCATCCGTGTTCGATGAACACTCCAGGCATTCGGCCGAACGTGAAATCGGAGCCGCCTGTGTTGTACCAGACCTCCGTCGTCAACTCGCCGAACAGCCAGATTTCACGGTGCATCACGGCCAGCGTGACGAGATTGTCAGAGTAGGTGGACTTCGATGCGATGTCGAGCGGGTCGAACGTGATATCGGCATACAGCGAGATATAGAACTGCTGCGTGCCCGGTTTGTTGAAGACGAAATACCCGTCGACGTAATCGACCTTGTCGGCGCCATAGAAAGCCGAGTCGGTGCACTGCGTCATCACGTTGGTGCCTATGTCGATGGTGAAGCCGGTGGGCGTTCCGTCAACCACGAAGACGTCGAATGTGTTGTCCACCATCGACACCGGGCCTGAGTTTGATCCGAGCGTGCCGAGTTCCGTGTATGTGTTCGACGCATCGACGTAATAAACGGTCGGCCCGACGACCTCGTAGCGTTTTCCATTGGTCGCCGTATAGATTCCGCGCGACTCACCCGCGACAGGAGGCGTGGACACCAGCGTCGTGCCCGGGGCCGGGTAATAGGTGAACGGCGCGGGCGAATCGGGCGGATTCGCTTCCGCATACAGGTTCATGCACCGCTGCGCGCTCGCGATGATGCTGCGCGCCTGATATGCGCCGATTGTGAGCGGGATTCGCATATCAATATTGCGTATCGCCGTAGATGTTGTACCTGGACTTCGACATCAGCCCGCGGGGCATCGACAGCGAGGGAATCTGGTTGTTCATGCGTTTGACGACGCGCTTCGCGTTCATCGCCAATTGCACAAGCGCGCCCATCGGCTGGATCTGATACGACGGCGCCAGATAGATGGCGAGGTTGTAGCGGATAGCCGCCATATACGGGTCAGGCAGGTTGATCTGCGTCGCCGAGTCGGTGAACTGTGGAAGCACGTCCATCGTCACGACATGCAACTCGAAGCTGCTATTCGGAACCGGATAGAACAGCAGGTTGCCGAGCGGAAAAGCAGCGTCGTAAAACGCGAATTCCGGAAACGACGCGAGCGACTTCAGCGAGATCCGCGCATAGTCCTCACGTGCGTCGATCATCTTCACCGGGTAGTCGATCGCATTCGCTGAGCCGGTATTCGTCAGCCGCGCATAGGCAGCGTTGATCGTGAACGGTCGCGCGATGTTGAAGTCGCCGCCGGCGCCCACCGTATAGGACTGTGCGCCAGTAGACGGGATGGCCGTGTCAATCAGGTGATAGACGCTCAGACGTTCCGCGGACCACTGGCCGAGCATCATGTTCAGCGTGGCGAGCGCGTCGGCGGTGTCTTCCGCTGAAATCGACTGACCGATGCCGATCGCGCCGATGTCCTTCAGCGCCAGCGTGATCAGCTCGACGGGCGCAGTCACGCTGCCTCCAGCGCCGCGCGAATCTTCTCAGCCGACCAGCGCTTGTCGATCCTGATGCCCTTCTCGTCGGCGATCTGGATCAGCGCTGCTCGCTCGTCGCTCTGCTCGAGTTCGGGCTCAGCCGGCACAAGCACGACTTCTTCCTCGGCGCTGTGTACGAGCTTTCCGCTCACCCACTTCGGATACTCGACCATCTCGCGCCCGGGGCCGAAGCCAGGCGACACATATTCCGGATTTGACCAGCCGTCGCCGAGCGCTTTCAGTTCTTCTTCACTGTGCACGAGGCGCGACTGCTCGCCTTCCTTATGCGACCACATCGGGAATTTCTGGTACATGAACCACTCCAGAGGGACTTGAGGGCCGACGACTCCGTACATGTGCCGGCCCCCTCGTCAATTAGCCGGCGATACGGCAGGCGAGTTCGTTGTAAATCGGGCGCCAGCCGTACAGCACGTCAATCCGGCAGGGGAACGTGTCGGTGCCGATCGCGTACTGGCGCACGATCCGCATGGAGATGCCCTTGTGATTGCGACGACCCTTGAAGTCCACGCCGTCGGGCATTTCCAGATCGGCGGTGGCGAGCGTGAAAGCGTTCTTGTGATATGCGAGGTTCACCGTGTACTGCGTGCTCGCGGCAACGTCCCACGTGACTACCGCAGCGTTTGCCGGGCCGGCCGTAACGGTCTGGTATTGCTGGTTCGACGCTGCGGTGTTGATCGCCGGGAAGATCGACAGCGTGGCGTTGCCCGAGCCGTCAGCCGTCGTTGCGGTCAGCACCGTGAACTGGCGCAGCACCTTCGTGGACTGGCGGTTCTGCGGGTTGACCGCGAAGACACCGGCGATGGTGAAGGTGTCGCCAGCCGCCACCGTGCCAGCGGCGCCAAGGCCGGTCACGAGCAGCGTGCTACCCGTTTGACCAGCGCCCGACACGGTGCCGTTGGTGCGCGTGCCGGCCGTGGTCACGCGGACGTTCTGGTCCATGCCGATGTCGAAGCCCAGCGCCGGCACGAAGATGCCGCTTTCGTAGTTCTCGCTGACCGGGCGCGGCGCGTTGAACAGGCCGGATGCAGCCTGCACCATCGAACCATTCGCCGCCGGGTCCCATACCACCGTGCGCTGGCCGTCGCGCGGCGCTGCTTCCTGGTCAAGACGGGTGCCCGCGCTCAGCAGCGTGCTGATGTTGTTCGGCGTCGTGCCGGCCGTGCCGACCTGATTCGCCACCGTCGTGAACAGACCCAGACCGTCGTAATCGATCTTGTTGGCGATGGTCGCCATTGCCGGCTTGAGGTAGCGATCGGCGAATTCGTCGACGTTCAGCGTGAGTTCCTGTGACGAGAACGTGAAGTCGACGTGGAACTGCGTGTCGAGCGTCACCGGAACGACGGTTTCCACCACGTTTTCGATATTCAGCGCAGGGCCGGTCGTACCGACGAAGCGCACCGGCTTGCGGACGTTGACGGTCGAGCCGACCTTGGCGCCCTTCTGCGCGAACTCATCGCTATATTCGCGATTCGCGCGCCCGGCGAACGCCAGGTTGTTTTCGAGGATCATCAACGACTTGTCGAGGATCTTGCTGGTATTGAGAAGCGTATTAGCCATTTTTCAGCCTCATTAGGAGCCGTGTTTCTTCCACCACGCAATCTGCTCAGCCGTCGTAGCGAACTCAGGAGGTTCAACGGGCGCAGACCGGCCACCAATCGGATTGATCGGGTCCGGGGCTTTAGAAACGGGTTTGGGTTTCGCCTGACCGACCGTCGTTTCGAGACGGGCCAGTTCAAGCGCCATGCGCAACGGAGGAAGAGACAGCACGCGTTCGGCTAATTCCGGGTTCTGGCCGAGGTGATGCAATACCTTGTGGCCACCATCCATCGCCGTGACTGCTTCCAGAAACTCAGGCGATGCGCCGCCGAGCATCTGGAATGTCCGCAGCGACGAATCCCAGTCGCCAGCGAATTCGGTCTTGCCAGCGTCGAACACCTTGTTGCAGGCATCGTTGAACTTGTCCTGCTCGACCAGACGGCGTGCTTCGGCCCGGATGTCATCGGCACTCATCTGCCGTTGCTGGGGCTGCTGCTGGCCGTCTGCGGGCTGCTGGTACTGCCGCAACCTCGCTTCGAGTTCTTCGCGCTGCCGCCTTTCCTCGTGTTTCTCCCGCGTGAGTTGGTCGATGCGGCGTTGAACCCAATCGTTTTTGGGCTTGTCCTGCTGCGTCTGCTGCTCGATCTGCTCTGCGGTTTGCTCGGCGCCCGGTTCCGTGCTGACTGCTGCGGGCTGTTGCGCCTGTTCCGTGGAGGGCGTAGGCGTGACGTTCTCTACTTCGGTTGAAGCATTCTGTTCGGTTTGCATGGACGTATCCAAGGATTGAGCCCGGTGATACCGCGCCGGTACGGAAAGCAAAAAGGCCCGCTCTCGTGTGAGAAGCGGGCCTTCTAAGACTGGGAAACTGGTTACTGGCTAACCTGCGATGCGGGCGAAAAAAAACCGCCCTGCGGCGGCTGCTGTTGAGGCTGCGACTGATCGGGCGGTGCGCCGGTTGGCATTGGCTGAACCTGACTCGGGTCGCCAGTTCGCATCGTCTCTGCGACGAGATGCGCAGCAATAGCGGCGATCAGTTCCGGCGCCATGTCGGGAGCCATGGCCTTCAGGCGGTCCGTCTCGGCTTTGTAGGCGTCGATATTGACGTGCGCATCTTCGCGGCCCTGTGTACTTCGCGCTTCCTGCAATGCCTGCGACAGATGATTGATCATCTGCTCCATCTGCTCCATCTTTTGGTGCATGTCCTGCTCTTGCGGGCTCGGGCCTTCGCCAAGGATCGCGGCCGGGATCGTTCGGTGCAGCCGTTCCGCGACTTCTTCGGCCATCGGGAAGTCTGCCGCCTTGAACAGCAGATCGCCCGCCACCTTCATCAGATCCTGATCCTGCGACATGATTTGCGTGAGCGCGTGGAATGCTTCCTGACGGCGCGTTTCATAACTCGGGCCGACCTCGACCGTCACGTCGTAGCGGCCAATGCCAGGGTTGTAAATCAGTTGCGCGGCCTCTGCGGCGGTCGGTTGCTGCGGGCCTTGAGGCTGCATTGGAGCGGCTTGACCATCCGGCGTGCCGACCGCGTGCGGCTGCTGGGGATTGATCTGTGCAAAATCCTCGCTGCCGTCCTCGCCAACAATGCGCACTACCCGCTCGGTGTCATATACCTTGGGGATCAGGTCGACCATGATGCGGCCAGTGTAGCGAATCGCGCGCGCCACGTTGTCGATGAAGTGATACGTCGCCTTGTCGCCCTGACGCTGACGCGCAGCGATAGCAACGCCAGCATCAGCATTCGACGGCGCGCCGAACTGCTCCTGATACTGGCCTGAGGTCATCATCAGTTCCTGCTGGGCCGTCTGCATAGCTTGCAGGTATGCAGAAGCGCCTACAGGCGGCTGCTCGCGCTGAGGACGGGTAATCGCGTTGCCTTTGTCATCAAAACTGTTGTACGGCAGATACGCCTTGTTGTCCTGATTGGCGTGCGCCCATTCGTCCTCGTAGCCTTCGATGGCTTCAGCCGGCGCGACATACGGCGTCTTGGTCTGCAGCGCGATGTACTCGACGTTGGCCGACGACATGTAGTTGTACATACGCTGACCATCCTTCATCGGGCGCGTGTGGCCCTTGCGCTCAGTCTTTCCGTTGATGACGATTTCTTCGCCGACGACGCGCACGATTGGCAGATAGCGGCCCGGCCAGTCGCGTTTTTCGACCACCTTATCGCCGGCGATCTTGAACCACTCGAAATGCGGCTCGCTGACCTTGCGCTTCTTCACGCTGTCATCGGCCTTCAGGGCCTCGCGCTCGCCTTCGTCCTCGACGTCGTCAAGCTTCATCGGCCCGAGCGTGGGGTGCGCGATCAGCGTGTGCGCCTTCTCGGCACGCCGGAAGTATTCGCACACGCGCACATGATCTTTCTCAAGCCACGGATCGCCGGTCGACGAAGTCGGAAACGTGACGCCGCCCGGATCGTCCTCGCCTGGATACATCGCCTCGTACTCTTCCTTTGGCACGTCTTCGAACACGAAACCGAACTTGGCGTCCGCGCCGTCAGCAGACTGAATATCCGGGTCGAGATAGACGCACAGCGGATCTTTCACGCGCCGGATGAAGATTTCCTGCTCGAACGAACCGTCGTGCGCATAGTCGGTGATTACGCGCCAGTAGCCCAAGCCGCCCTGCACCGCGAATTCAGTCGCCGTGTCGTATGCGATCTCGGCGTGCGAGTTGTACTCGATGTGCCGCATGATGCCGTCCAGAATCTTCGCGATCTGGATATCGGCCTGACCATCGATCGGCAGCGTCTTGATGCTCGGCTTGTTCTGCTTCGCGTCGTTGATGATCTGGAGATTGTGCTGGCGGACCTTGTTGATGGTCAGGCACGGACGCTGATCACCATCGCGACCGCGGCGGATCATGTCAGGCCATTGCCAGTTGTTATCCGGGTCACCGTTCGCGAACTTCATGTCCTCGACGAACAACTGACGGAACTCGCTTTCCGCGTCCTCGCAACGAGCAAAACGATCCTTAGCTTCCTTGACAATTGGATCGAGGCCCGAGGATTCAGTGTCGGATTTGCGTTTGCGCGCCATTATTGCTTTCTCGGATTAGGACGGCGATCAAGATTGGACTCGGAAACGTGAGCGCGCTGTTCACCGTGCGGTAATGTCCAGTCACCGACGCATTGAACGTCGACCATGCCAGCCTGCCGACCGTCGCCGACAACAGTCACTTGACGGTTGATCAGATCGGGCATACCAGATCGGACCACGTACAAGGTCTCGCCAATCGCATAGGAATTCATGTCAAGCCATCCAGCCGCCAGCGCCACCTGACGGGCGGCGGACGACGGGTTTAGGTTTAGGAGGGGTAGGCTCTTCCCAGATCACGCAGCCAAGGCCGAATGCATCGGCGCCATGGCTGGCCCAATCGTGGTTGGGACCGAGGCCAATGCCACGCTTCTCATCGCGCTTTTCGTGATACCAACCGAGTGCGTCGCGACCGTCCTCTGTCGGTTCAGCATCAAATCGAATCTGCGGAAACAGGACACGCGCACGTTCGATACGCTGCATTGCCGCACCTTTGCCCTGATTCGGAACCACCGTGACTTTGTAGCCGGCTGCCTTCAACGCAGACTCATACGAGACGTCATAAACCTTGTCCTGCGTCGATCCATCGTGCGGTAACCAGAACTGCGCTCGATCGGGCGTATAGCCCTGCGACCGGCACCATGCCAGGTGCGCATCGATCGGCTGGCCGTTGACCTCGTAGTAGTTCACGATGCGAATCTCGCGACCGATGAACTGCATCGCCCAGATCACGAAGGCGTCTGCTCTTGCACCAGTCCCACCGATGTCGCATATCAGGCGAATCGTCATCAGAGGATCAGCCGGGAAGAAACCGATGCGGCCCTGCTCCTTCGCTGCGGCCAGATGCTTCGTGAAGTACGCGCCTTCGAGCGCGGTCACATAGCCGCCTTCCCAGATGTGGTCACACTGTTCGGGACGCTCTTCGAGGTCCGTCGCACGGTCCCGCTGCAACTTCCGTGGAAACTTCGGGTTGTCGCGCCAATTCAGCTCGACCACCTTCACGCGCGTGCTTTCGGTGTACCGGAAGCGCTTCTCTACCGCAGCCGTCTTCCGCTTCGGGTTCCACGTCACCCACAGTTCGGCATTCCAGTCGTCGCCTTCTTCGCGCAGCGTCGGTATCAGCGTCGTGAACGCTTCATCGGTCACCGGCTCGGCCTCATCAACCCAGCAGAGCAGAATCCGGCCCTTTGACTTCACGGAAGCGATGTTGCGATCAAGACCGGAGAACGCGAACGAAATGCGCCCGTCACGGCTCTTGATGTACTTCTCGCCTACCTCGTAGTACGCCGCGAGGAACGGCTCTTCTTCAATCGCCCGCTTCACTTCCTCAAGCGAAGAGTCTTCAAGCGAGTTCATGAACTGGCGGCAACACAGCAAAATGCCCGTAATGCCGGCCGTGCCATATATCTGCCCACGAACTGCAACCATCTTTGCGAAACTGCGCGTCTTGGCAGATCCACGCCCACCGTATGCACCGCGGACATCAGCGTCACCCTCGAATACCGGGATCAGCTTGTCAGGAATCTCAATTTGTGCCGTTTCCACGCATCGGTACCAGTTCAATGCGCCTGATTTCCATCGACGGATCGCGAGGCTTGTTTAGTTCCTTCACGGTCTCTTTGTTCGCACTCAGCAGGTTGACTGCGATCTCGCTCGACTCGTTAGCCATCTTCGTGAGCACGGCGATGCCCTTCAGCGTCTCAATGCCAGCCTGGTCAAGTGGCTTGGCGTCGTCGATCTCGGCAATCTTCATATGCGCGATGCCGGACAACCGGTGAGCCGTTGCGGCGCCATACTCAGCAGCAGATGCGAGATGACCGCTGATGCTCATCAGCTTCTGCGCGAGGTCACTCACAATCTGCTGACGCGAAATAGGCAGTGCGGATATTTCTGCGGATATTTCCTTGACCGCCTTGTCCGCATTGATTTTCGCGTCCGCCAATTCCCGTAAGCTTTTCGCGGACTTTTCGTCTGCGGACTTTTGCGGATTTATCTTGCGTCGGATCGCGGCTTCATCGACGCTGAACTCTTTCGCGAGCGACCGAACGGACTCGCCGTCAACGAGATGGCGCCGCTCAATCTCGACCCATTGTTCGGGCGTGAGCGAAGACTTGCGACCCATTTCGGATTGAACCGTTATTGCAGCGGAAACGCAGGAACAAACAAGTATTTGATATCGATGCCACCGACGCGGCCATCGGGCAGCATGACGGTGACATAGGCATCGTCAAATTCGTCTTTGGTGGGGTTGTACCGTGGCGCACCGAAATCTGCCTTGACCGTCTTACCCGCGTGAACGCCGCCATCCGCCGTGATGACCATTTCGACGGCGCGATCGACGTTAAAACCAGTCATCACAGCACCGCCTTGATGTGCCCAAGGATCTGCTCAAACTCGTCGATCACGACGCGTTCGCCGGTCTTGAGCTTGGCGTACATCGCGGCGAGTTTGTGCTCGAGCAGCATCAGGTGCGATTCGCGCGGCATCGGTGGTGGCGCAACCGCAAGCGCGGCCTTCTGTGCCTGCGCCATGAACGCATCGTGCGCCTGCTGTGCCTGCTCCGCGAGCGCCGGGTCAATCACCCCGCTATTCGTTGCCTGCTGGAACATCTGATCGCCAAGTGCTCCAGCCTTCTGGGAGGCTGCCAGCATTTCGGCGACCACCGGCGCTGCGTTCAGCAGCACGTTACCCGTACTGGAAGGCGTAGAAGCGCCAGCGGGCGACGTCGATGTCGCAGTCGCATGGGACGCGGAATCGGCGTTTCCCATTGCATCCCATGCAGCGGCACGCTGCTCGGGTGTATGGTCAACGTCTGGGACCGGCGTGTCAGTGATAGTCGAGCCGGCGGCGGCGCCTTCCTGCTTCGAGACGCCAGAAGCGAGCAATGCGTTTCCCTGTTCACCTACGTCCTGAATCGAACCCGATGCGGCAAGAGCGGCAGTAGTCGTAGCGGAAATATCGGGTTGTGCGGCCACCGCAGATGCCGCAACGGTCTCCCCCGCTTGCGCCACCTCGGGCGTCCGAACGGCTTCCGCGGTGCTCGGGGATGTGTCGATCGGTTGTGCTGCTACTTCTGCAATCGCATCGCTCATCATTCACTCCAAAGGTTAAGGGGTGCCACGGCCCGCGTCGTGCAGAGTTCCGGCACGCCGGCGGAGACCCACGACTTCCAGAACGTCCGAAGCTGCCGCGGTTGGCGCACTCACGGCTTGCGGAAGATGGCTCCAAAGGTAGGACTTGAACCTACGACCACCGGCTTAACAAGCCGACGCTCTACCGGCTGAGCTACTTCGGATCGGAAATGAAAAAGCCCGCTCGGCTTTCGCTTTGCGGGCTTCAGAGGCAATTTCGGAGACTGCCTAATTACCTTCAATTTTACGACGAAGTGTTCAATCCACTAAAGCACTATTATGTTCAGCGAAACTTGAACACTTCGGCATACTATTGGCATCCTGAATTTTCCGGAGCGTCTTCGCCAGAGAGATCGCATGCACAGCGAACTTGCGTGCCCGGTTATAAATAGTGCCTCGCGCGCAGTTCATCTCTCGCGCCAACGCCTTGACGTTGACGGCGTACCAGAACAGTCCGAGGAAGCACGCAGCCTCAGCCGCATGTGCAGGGTCTTCGCAGAGTCCATGGATGGCCATATTGAAGAATGACATGTCGGCGTCCAGCTGGCCGTCCGGATCGCGCAGCGGCGTCTTGCGCGGCTGGAGCCTGGCAAGGATATTAAGTTTCGACGGCGGCGCATATAACCGGCGCGTTACGCACCACATGTACCAGCGCTCGCAATACGCATCAATTTGTTGGTCGTTCATTCGCCACCTTTGCAATTTGTAAGTCCCCACATCGATGCATCGATCACGATCGGGGGAACCGGACGCAAACTCCGAAGCGTCGCTAACTGTTTCACATAAGGCTCAATCTGTTTTTGATAGTCTCGCTGGATCATTTCAATAATTTTGATCACATCGCGCTCAGCCTGGTACAGGCATGTCATCTGTCACTATCGCTTACCTCCAACATTGCGAGGCGGCCATCGAGCGTCGCAGGCTCGAACCATGCCGCATCCGGGCCGCACATTTCCTCAGTTTTACGGGCGACTTCACAATTGACGAGCCGATAGATTTCTTCTCCAGTCACCAAGTCAGCGTCCGTTGAGCGAATGCATGCAGCGGGAATGTGCTGAAAGAAGCCAGGCAACAGCGTTCCGCCATTGACGTTCACCTCGGCCCGATAGCGTTTGCAGTCTTTGCAGAATTTCATTTCGCCATTCCCATCGGTTTCAGTCATCGTCTGCAGATGACCAGAGCTGCCGAGCACGCGTCGGCGGGGGACTCGCGAGTTACGACGTGGTAAGGGATGAACGCTCCTGAGGCGATTCGAACAGATGCTGCTTCAGCAGATAGCCTTCGAGCGGCCAGATCTTCTGCACGGCATTCGCGCGGGCGACCTTGCGGCCGATCTCAGCGTCGAAGTTCTCGGGCGATGCGCACGCACTCTCGCCGGTCACGGTGAAGCCGTTGCGCAGAACAAGCACGCAGAAGGTGAGCAATGTCAGCTCCGCGCGGGTCGTCTCCTGATATGGGCGATCAAGTTTGGCGGCTGTGTCGAGCGCGGCCTGACGACAGCCCTGGTCTGCCGTGAAGAAATGCTCGCTGCTAATCGCCGCTTCGATATCGGTCGGTGTGATGCGCGGCGCGGTCTTTCCTGCTTTGACGATCGCTGCCTCGGTGCTCTGGTCGTCGGACGACGGCGTATGAGTTGACATGTTCATCGTGTTGCTCCTATCGCATCAAAGTTGGTTGAAGTTGCTGCTACAGCACTGCGCCCCGGTTATTCGATGACGTGCCAGTCCTCGGCGAGCAGATCGCTGACGCTCGGCACCCACGTGCTGATGGTTTCGTCAACGCCTTTGAGTGCGAAATACGCGTTATACGGAACGAGCGAGCCTTCGCCAAAATGGGCCTTTGCTGCGCCGGTCTGGACCGGATACGAGGCAGCCGGCACCATGTACGCGAACATGCCTTTGCCGTTCCAGCCAGAGCGCGCGACCCGGTGGCCGTCTTTCAGTGCGGCGAGTGCGCCCTGAAAAGTTGGCGTATATTGAGCGGGCACCTCGTAAGCGGCGTCATATGTGGCGGCGAAGATGTCGGGCTTGCAGGGATAGTGCTCGCCTTTCACGCCGGTAATGATCCAGTCGCCAGGACACACGATGTGGCCACCTTCGAGCGTGTCGATCCAGCCGTGTTCGTGCATACGCACTCCGCAGTGTCCACACGGAGTTTCGCCATCCATATCGGGGGTTCGGTAGTAACGAACGATGTCGCCCTCCCACCCATTCGCTTTGCGTTCTTCCGGCAAGAAGTTGCGCAATTCACCGTTCTCCAGCCACGGGTGCGTTTTGCTGTAATCGAGCGGATGATCGCCATTCTTGCGCCATTGGCTGGCGGCGATGACAACGGGCTTCTTTCGGTATTGCGTCATGCTTTCTCCAGATTCGTTGAATTGATACCCATAGACCTGCTAACTTCGCGCTCGGCGAGTGCGGCGTCGCATTCCTCCCAGTCCCATTCCTTGTGCTGCGCGACGTACATTGGGTTCGTCGCATAGAACGGCTCGCGCAGCGTTTGCGAGCCGTCCTTCTTCCTTGTCGTCACCCAACCAATACCGGTCGACACTTCGTCGGTCTGTTGCATCTCTTCTCCAATTACCGGAATTCCGGTAGTTAAAATGGCACGTCAAGATGCAACGGCAACTTCGGGCCTTGCGTCGCTATTGCATACGCCTGCCGCTCAGCAGCCCATTGCGCCAGCTCTTCGTCGGTTGGCAATTCCGCCGGCACGAACCAGAACTCGTCGTGACGCTCTAGATACCAACCACGCAATTCGAGCCATCGCATAAAAGCCACATGCCACCCATCGTCGTCGTAAAAGACACGTTCCCCGTCGTCGTTGATTCTTTCAGTGAAAATCGGAAGGCCGTCGACCATCAACGCCTTTCCTTCCGGCGCGGCAATCATCCACACAAGTTCCCTTCCCGGCGAGCGCCGATTTACCGAGCGCCGCGAGACGTCAATCAGGGGAAAGGTCGAGCGGATGTCCGCAATAAGTTTGTCCTCAGTCATTCCTTTCTTCACCCTCGCTGTCGTCGGATTGCGCTTCCCAGTCTTCTGCGGTAAGCCTATCGTCCGTTCGTTCCGCTCGCTTCCCGGCGCGATAGTTCGCCTCCACTTGATCGTGAACGTCATTGCCGGTCAGAACATCTTTCATGCTGCCTCTCCTATCTTTTCGCTATAAGCGAGATGCGTAAACGCGCGTCTTGAATCAGACGTGCTGAACTGCTGCGCATCTCGGTTGAAGAACAATGCCAGGCGCTTGTTCTGCGTATCGCCGTTGCGTTGCTTCAGCAATTCGAGCCACGCATCTGGATCTGGATCACCGATCACGATGTCCGATTTCTGCGCAGACCAAACGCTGAACACGTTGTCGGCAGCATCCGTGATGACCCCAGCGCCTGACACATCCTGCTTGCCGGGCGCGCGCTTCTCATCCTGTCCCTTGCGCGGGTGTGCAACTAGGTGAACATGCGTGTCGTGCGCGCGAGCCCAACTGGCGAGCTTGCGCATCGCCTCTTTCTGGGCCGTAATCGAGCCCGGGCCGTCCGACTGGACATCGGTCATCATCAAGCTATCGATCACGCAATGGCGGATGCCGTAGCGTTTGAAGGCATAGGTAAAGACGGCCAGAAGTCGGTCTATCGAGGCGGTTCCGAGCATGTCGAACAGCCACATGCGATCGCGCAACCACTCGCCCATGAAATCCAGATACCCCGGCGCGGGTCGGTCGAGCCCACCGAGTTGCTTCGCCACGCGCTTGCCCTGCAGGGTCGGTTTCATCTCACCTGAGAACACGCATGCGCGCTCGCCCTGCGCCAGCAGACCCAGCAGAACCTGATTCAGCAATAGCGACTTACCGTGCCCGTTGAAGCCGCTCCAGACCGTGACCTCTCCGTACCGGAACTCGAACCAAAGTTGCGACTGTCCGCAGAATGAAAGAAACGGAGAATGCGCATCATCATGAGCCGGCCAGAACAGCGCCTTTACCCCGGGCCAGAACTCGGCAATCGAGCGAAGTTCGTCTGGATCGAACGTGCGGCCAGCAGCAATGCACGCACGAAAGGCGCTCTCATCCGCCCCGCTCTGCAGATATTCGTTCGCATCCTTCGCCTGGCCGAACACGACAACCCTGCAGCGATCGAGACCGAGGCGGACCGCGACTTCCTTGGCGCCCTTCTGCCCGGCCTCGTCGTTGTCATAGCAGAGCAGAATCTCGTCAAATCGATCGAGTCGATCCCAATCGTTGTCGATCCACTGATGGTTGCCGGCACCAGCGTTGACCGACATAGCCGCAATGCCGACCTGATGCAGCGACATCGCATCGATCTCGCCCTCTGTGATCGCAACTACACGCGCCGAGGGTTCGATCAGGTCCCACCCGAACAGGCACGGTTCCGCGCCGCCCTCCTGTCGCATGTCCTTTTTATCGGCAACGTTCCGATATTTCGCGTTGATCAGCTCGCCCTCGCGCAGGTACGGGAAAACGGCATAGACCGTCTCACCGCGCGTTTGCTCGGCGATCCTGAACGAGGCGATCGTGCTCTCGCTCAGCCCGCGGTCCGACAGCCAATCCCCCACGACGCTCGAAGGCCGACGGGCATTCGATGGCTTTGCGGGCCGCTTGTACGTCGGCATCTGACGCTGAGGCACATCGTCACGCACGCCGAGGAACACTTTCGCATCGCGCATCGCTTCCGCAACGGACTGCGCGCGACAAGCGCACCACAGCGCCAGCATGTCGCCGGTCTCACCCGTATTGAAGTCCTTCCACACGCCTCGCTTGGCGCCCGCGATACACACGGACAGGCTGCTTCCTGCCTCGCCTGCCGTGCTACCGGCTTTGAATTCTCGACCGTGCTTCTTGCCGTCGCGCAGCAGGTGCTCAGCCACGGCAGCGGCGTTCTCAGCCATGTAGGCGCTCAGTTCGCGGGCGTTCATAGCTCACCTCGATCGCGCGCTGCCAGAATTTCGTCGTCGGTCATACGCGCACCGTTGCGCCAGACGTAGGCGTACTTTTCCGAGCATCCGGCGGTGATCGCCTTCCACTCCATGTCGAAGCCGGCGCGTTGCCACCACGGTTGCCCAGCAGCGTCTGCAAAGCTGTCCGCACGGCCGGATTGATCGTCACGCGGCGCAAATTCCGCATAGCGACGGTCCGGACCGTAAAACGTCGACCCCTGCAGCACGAACCTCGTACCGACATTGCCTGCCTTCAGCATCGCTGCAGCGAACTCCTTAGTCGCCGCCACAAGCCGCTCCGCTTCAACGCCCTCACGAATCCGCGCGCGCCACGCCTTGAGCGCCGCGGCTTTCGGGTTTCCGCCCTCACGGGCCGGGTACAGCCGCCAGGCATTCTCGAAATCCGGGTCGTGGATTTCGTCTTTCGATTTTTTCGGCGCACGCTGCGAGGCGTCAGCCGAGTGTTTTTCTTTGGAATCAGGAATCAGGAATCCGGAATCAGGAATCAGGGTGTTTTTCCCCCCGTCTTGACTACCATCGTTAACAGTTAAAGCAGTGTTGACGACTTGGTTTGCAGGGGTATTAACGATGCCCGCCGTAACGGTGGGTTCACTGGTAGTGTGGGTCTGTTCATTCGGAGTCTGGCCGCTATTCATAACCGTTATGGCATATGGTTTGAGCGAAGGATTTCCCGTGATGTATCCATTCCTGCCGCGCCCGTGCACGGTGACCATACCGTTCTCGTCCGGGATTTGGCCGTCCTTCTCCGTACCGTGGGGCGTCTGGTGATCGGAAAACTTGACGATGAAAATGAAGCGCTCACCACTGACTTGATAGCGACGGATGAAACCCCAGCGTTCAAGTTCATCAAGCAGCGGCGCGACCTCGATGCTGTCGTACGGGAACAGTTCGCCCTTGATGCGCTTGGGACGATCCTCCAACCTGCCCTCACGGTCAGCCATCGTCCATAGGCCTGCAAAGCACAGGCGTGCAAAAGGGCTGCATTCGGCAAGGTCTTCGTTCTTGAAGAATCCGGGCTTAATGTTTCTGGCGCGCGCCATCAATGCCCCTGCGATTCATGAATACGGACGAGCAGGGCTGCCTCCATCTTGGCGATCTGATGGGCAGGCCTTGCGCGGATCAACCGGTGCTGCTCGGCCATGCAGACGATGCGCCACAAGCGCGTTGCCGATGGTGAGCAGATAAGCGTCCCGAGTGACTTGATGCGCGCCTCGCGGGAAGCGTCGCGCGAGTCCTGCTGAGTTTTCCGGCTGATTGAGATCACGAGCGCACCGCCTGGGGCGCGTCGCCGGCAGCCACAACCTTTTCGGCGTACAGCGTTTCGAGCTTCTGGTGCGTCTCAAACAGAACGCCTTTTGATCGGCCGGTCTCGATGTGGCTGATGGCACCCTGCGACAAGCCGCAAGCTCCCCCGATGTCTTTCTGGGATAACCCTACCGCCCGAAGACCCGCGATCAGTTCTTTCGCATCCATGTCTGCTGCCAATTCCGTTGAATTGACACCAGAATAATAGCAATGTATTTTTCAGTCAATACCCAAATACTCATTACAAGTAGCAAAATCCAATACATGACTAATTTAGCCGACCTTATCCGCACCCGCCGCCTGGCTCTCAACTTGTCGCAGGCGGAACTCGCGCGTCGTGCGGGCGTCACCCAAGGGACTATTGGCCACTTGGAGAGCGGACGCAGCAACGCAACGACAAAGCTTCCGCAAATAGCGAAGGCGCTAGGGATAAGCGTCGAGAGCCTGATCCAAAACAAAGCCGTCATTGCATCCTACGGTGCCAAGATGGTCATGGCTGAGGCCTTGGGGGAAATACCGCCGATTGAACTTCCGACTAAGGACGGTTTGATTTGGAAGAGCGTCTGCGAATGTCGAGTTGGGCCGGATGGAACTTCAGTAGAGTGGGTGAAAATAGGGGATGAACGTTTCCACTTCAGCCGCAGTTTCTTCGAGAAAAGAGGCGTAGATCATAATCTTTGCGGTCTCATGCAGTTCCAAGCCGATAGCATGGAACCGTGGGTCGACAAGGATGGAATCCTGATGGTCGATACAGACGATCATCGGTTGCTCGACGGAGCAACATATGTGATGCGATTTGACGATGAGATTTACGTAAAACAGGTCTTCAAGCAACCAGGAGGCGGCCTCCTTCTTCACGCTCACAACCGGAAATATCCTGACGTTCCTGTTCCGGCAGACTCGCTGGCTTCGGTCACCATCGTCGGCAAGGTGATCTGGCGCGCATCGTAAAAAATAGTTTTGTATTTGCGTTTGGATAAATACGATGCTATTATTTCCTCAACGTGTCCTACCGCACATTGAGGCCGAAATGAACCTGATCCGCATCCACTACGCTTTCCAGCGCGCCGCCGCTCACGTCGCGGCGCCCGTTATGCGCGCCACCGGCTTCCGCCTCTCGATAGATTCCCGCGACAACCGAGTCATCAACGCGCTGATCCGCCGTGTGTCGGCAAACCAGCTGGCGGACGGTCTGATGCCTAGCCGTTTGCGCTTCTAGCATATTGTCAGCCGCGAAACAACGTGCGTTTGACGGGGATTTGAATGTTGATACCGTCTCATTGCTCCATCAAGATAAATCCAGAACGTTCGGAAGTCAGCAATCGCTTTTTTTGGATTTAAGTTCTTGCGGCTCGAACTCACAGCACAGACAATCGGTTTTGAAAGTTGCACAACATAGCAAGGAGAGCGATTAGCGAATAGCAGGCAATCGAAAACCTCGAATCGTAGCGTCACGTCTTTACTTTGCAGTCCTGCCTAGTTGGGAGAACACGCGCCTACGATTTGAAAAGCAATGATTTTTTTGGGGGTTGCCAGAAGTGGCAGCTTGGAAGGGTGACGCACGTCCGGCTGCAACCAGACGGCGTCGATAACGCAGAGGCAAAACGAAATGAACAAGCCGAATTCTAGTGCAGAGCAGCAAGAAGTCAAGCGGACTATTCCCCAAGTGGACGTCAAGCGTTACCACTACGGTTCCGCGTCATCCGTCATGAGCTACCTCTTTAATCGGGTGAAAAGTTCAGAGTGGACGGCAGACGAACTTGAGTTCTTGAGCCACTCGGCAGAGACCGCGAGTCACATGGCCGGAAATCTCGCGGAGGTCGTTTCTGGCGTGGGCTGCCTGGTTTCCTGGGACGATCAGCCTGGCAAATCGCAAGCAGGCAATTTCCGCGCTGGAGACGACGTCAGCGCCCTTCTCTTCACAATCTCCGAACAGATTGCGACGATCGGAGAGCTGGCAAATATCGGCTCAGAGGCTGGCTTTCTGTTGGGCCAACTGGGAGCCGCACATGTCTGAAGTCCAACCGATCAGCGGGCTCGTGCGCGACAACTGGCGCAACGACGGCGACGACGAACTGTCGACCGTCCATTCTTGGCGCATCGCTGAAGTGACGCGCGCCGCCTGTGGAATCCGGGCTATCTCGAGAATCGTGCACAACAGCCTCGGCGAACCGGACATGAGCAGTACTGCGCCGTTAGGCCGTGGATTCGAACAGGAATTGCTGAACGCACTCGAATGTCTCGGCGAATACGTCTTCGACCAAATGGACGCCATGAGGGAAACGGCGGCCGACCATGCGGAATTCAACAGCAGGCGCGAGGTGGCACATGGCTAAGACCGATCAGGGCGTCACTCCAGAGGACATCAAAGCTGTTTCAGCCCGCTGCGAGCAGTCGTATCACGCTATCACAGCTATGCATGATCTCTGTGATGAGAACATCAGCTTCACTGGCGACTCCACTGACTGCGTCCGCATCTTCGTTTTGATGCGTGAGAGCCTTCGCAGTCTAGCTCGCGACATGGAGAACTGTGCCGAGGTTCTGCAGAACGATCGCGGTGGCCTCGGCTACTTTGAGGCTCATTATGGGAGCGTGTGAGATGGAGCGTTTCCTCACGTTTCCCATGCCGACCGGCGATATGCGGCCCCGTTTCAAGCTCGGAGAAGCGGTGATCTATGACACGCATACCTCTGCCGTCCCCGGCGACGATGTCGTTATCGAGCTCGTCGACGGTGCATGCATCGTGCGCGAATTGATCGCACTTACTGGGGACGGTCTGCGGTTGAAGTCATATGCGCCATCCACGGTCGGCGCGCTTCCCGCCGCACGTGTGGCTGCTGTATATCCGGTCGTTGCGCGCGCCTCCGCATGGCTCATGAATGAAATAAAAGCCGCCCATGGAGTGCAATCGTGAAAACGATCCTGAAACGCTTTCTGATGAAACTGTGGTCGGTCGAAATCATCACCGATCGCGAGACCGAACTGTTGATCCACTTTTTTGCAGTGGAGGAAGCATGAACAAAAATAAATCTGCGGCTGGTGAAGCTCTGAACCTTACCCAGTTGCTCGCCATCGCCGAACGAGCCATCGAGTATCACAACGCGGACGCAGTAGTCCGCGCCGCCCGCAGCGATTTCTTCGACGCGTGTGAGACCTGCAAGGCCGAAATGGGAATTAGCGAGTACGTGCAGCGCGGCACCGATACGTGGGAAACACTCGCGGACAAGACGAGCGTTGAGCGCGCGACACTGCAAGCGGCGAAGCGGGTTCGATATAACGCGACGCGGCGGCTGCAAAGCGCCATCCGTCTATACCGTAAGGGGATTGTGTGATGAAAGATCTCATTTCAAATGTCACCTTATTCAACTTCGAAGGTAGTGAGATCCGTGTTGTTGTAGGCCCCAACGAGGATATGTTTGTGGCTAAAGACGTCGCCAGCGTTCTCGGGTATTCCGACACTGCGAAAGCGATCGCTGCTCACTGCAAGGCCAGCATGAAGGTGGGCGAATCGTCCACCTTACATCCTCAAACCGTTTTGATTCCCGAGCGCGACATTTATCGCCTTGTGATGCGGTCAAAACTTCCGGCCGCAGAACGATTTGAGGAATGGATCGTTAGCGAGGTGCTTCCCTCTATTCGCAAGACCGGTTCATATGCAATGGCGGGCGCGCTCGTGCAACGCAGCCCTAGCCTGCCTGACTTCTCGAATCCCGCCGAAGCGGCCCGCGCCTGGGCAGATCAGTTCGAGAGGCGCGTCTCGCTTGAGCAGAAGATCGCGGCCGACGCGCCGAAGGTCGAAGCACTCGATCGTATCGCCGAGTCAGACGGTGAGTTCAATGTCCGCGAAGCGGCCAAGGATCTCAAGATGCCCGAGCGTAAGTTCGTAGACTGGTTGATCAGGCATGACTGGGCGTTCCGAAACGGTCGACGGAAGCGCCTCGTCGGGTACCGGGAGAAGGAAAAGGCCGGCTACATTCGCCACGACGTAAAGACCATGAAGGATGGTGACGGCGAGGAGTTCGCTGCGACCCAAATGCTCTTTACCGCAAAGGGGATAGCCCGAATTGCCATTGAGATCTCCGCTGGAGATAAGGAAGGTCGGGATTTGCAGTCGGCTGGCGACTTGTTCGCCGACCCACGTCAGCGCATCGCGTCGCGTACCACATCGGAGGCTCGCGATGCGAACTGACCCGCGCAACGCATGCGCCAACGAAAAGCAACTGCTCGGCTGGGCGATCGTTCATGACCTGCTCGCGCATCCCTTCATGGTGCTGACTGGCTATAGCTCGCTCAGCCTGCGATTCCACGACGCGACATCCCGCATGGCTTGGCCGCGCGACACACGCTCTCCTGTGCCGTTCGAGATGGCCGTCGTCCCGAGCGATCGGTGGGGCATTCTGGTCGTCACTAGAACGCCTGCCGGGTTCTATGAGATCAAGCATCCCGAATTCACTCACCGTTTCGGTGTGAAGGCTGCTGATATCACGGATGCAGTCGAGCAGGCCGAAGAGTGGTTCTCCTCGCTGGTGGAGATGATCCCGGATAGCGAGCGGCATCAGGCAGAACGGGAGATGGTCAAATGAAATTCTCGAACTTGACCCGCTCTCAGCGCAATGCGATGAATCACGTCGCCTTCCATGGCTTCGCGACGACCGTGAAACCGAAGCTCGATACGTTGCGCTTCCTTGCCAAGGCCGGGCTGATCGAACGTGTGCCGTCTCTTCCCGAATGGCCGAACGGCTATCAGATGGCCATACCAGTGCACGCAGCATGGTGCATGGGTGTTGACCTGGAGTTTCCGGCTGGAAACGAGGTGGCCGATGATGATTAACCACCGTTCCGCGATCGTGGACCTGCTCGTCGCCAAGGGCAAGCCGATGGCCACGAAGGCGATCGCCAATGCTCTCGGCGTCGACGCAGGCATCATGGGCGCACATGTTCGACAGCTCGAGGAGGCTGGGCAACTTCAGGCCGTTGGCACAGCGACACGCACGCGCGACGTTCGCTGGATACCGACTGATCCTAATGTCGTTGGTCGCCGACCTAAGGTTGCCATTAGTTACCGCGCCGCCGAAAACATCGAGGCGATGCGCGCCGCCGCGGTTCAGCGGATGCAAGCGGGTCTGCCTGCCAACTGGATGCAAGAACCAGACGAGGTGACCGCATGAACAACGTCATCGAACCAACCGAAATGACGCCGATACAGCAACACTACCGCGCCGATGAGGTGGCCAAGCTGCTCGGCGTATCGAAATGGACCGTTTATCGCTTGGTCAAAGCCGGGCGCCTGAAATTCGTCAAAGTCGGGAAACGCGCTAGGGGCGTCCCGGAAGATAGCCTGCGCGCACACATGCAGGGAGGAAATGAAAAATGAACACTACCATCGAATCGCGACGCATGATCCGTCTCAGCGACGTAAGCGACATGGTCGGACTCAAGCATACGGCGATCTACGCGAAGATCAAGAAAGGCACGTTTCCCGCGCCGATCAAGATCGGTTACGCTAGCCGTTGGATCGAGTCCGAGGTCAAAAAATGGATCGATGACCACGTCGAATTGACTCGCGGGTAGACGACCAGGACATGGGTTCGATTGTTGTCTGAACCCAAAATTTCCGGGGGTATCGGCGGGGGTATATGGCATTCCGGATTACAGAGTTCCCCTCCCGACAAGGGATGCAGACCGTTTTTAGGTACCCGCCGCCTCCACCAACAGAACATCCGCAATACTTCAGAGTTGTCCGCAAAGCCCCGCCACCGCAAGGTTCGCGGGGTTTTTCTTTTCCGAGCTCGTATATAATCATCCGCATTCATCCGGGGGTATCAGGGGGTGTAAGCGGTGGTATGTCGCGACACCCGCCGGCCGATACCCCCAAACGTCACCGAACCCATATCCAGTAAGGCAGAGAGCGATGCCACTGACCGACGTCGAAATACGCAAAAGCGCGCCACGTGAAAAAAAATACCGCCTCGCAGACGGGGGTGGCATGTATCTTGAGGTGCAGCCGTCCGGCTCCCGCTACTGGCGTCTGAAGTACCGCTTCGCAGGCAAGGAAAAGCTGCTCGCCCTGGGCGTCTATCCAACTGTCACGCTGAAGGAGGCCCGGGAAAAGCGCGAGGCAGCCAAGAAAAAGTTGTCGAATGGCATCGACCCTGGCGAAGCCAGACAGGCAGAGAAGCGAACGTTACTCGCAAATGCCGAAAACTCTTTCGAGGCGATTGCACGGGAATGGCATACGAAATTCTCGAAGGACCTATCCGACTCCCATGCCGCCCGTAACCTGCGGCGGCTCGAAGTCCACGTCTTTCCTCACATCGGGCCTCGTGCGGTAATGGATGTGGAACCCCCGCACGTTTTGGCTGTATTGCAGCGAATTGAGAAGAAGGGCACGATCGAAACAGCCCATCGCATCCGCTCGATAGTCGGACAGGTCATGCGCTATGCAGTCGCCACCGGCCGGGCAAGGCGCGATCCTACGCCAGATCTTCGCGGGGCAATTCCGCCGGCTGCCGTGAAGCATCACGCCGCCGTGACCGACCCGCGAGAACTGGGCGACTTTCTGCGAACCATCGCAGGATATACGGGATCGTCCACTGTCACCGCAGCGCTCCGCTTATCGCCGCTCGTTTTTCAGCGACCCGGCGAGCTGCGCCTAGCTGAATGGACTGAATTCAACTTTGATGAGCGGTTGTGGACGGTGCCCTCCGATCGCATGAAGCGCCGGAAAGCTGGAAAGGAATATGGGCCCGATCACCTCGTCCCCTTGTCTCGCCAGGCCATTTCCATTCTGCAGGAGCAGAAGCTGCTCAGCGGCAAAGGTCGCTATGTTTTCCCTAGTGTGCGCGGGCATATCAGACCGATGAGTGATGGGACGCTCGGCGCCGCCATGCGGCTGATGGGGATTGATTCGGAGACGGCGACGCCGCACGGATGGCGCGCCACCGCCCGCACACTGGCGGTGGAGAAGCTGCGAATTCCGGCGGAAATTGTAGAAATGCAGCTCTCGCACGAGGTCCGCGACACGCACGGCCGTGCGTATAACCGCACGCAGTGGATAGACGAGCGTCACGACTTGATGCAACGATGGGCCGACTACCTAGATGACCTACGGGAAAAACGAACCCCTGCGCCCGGTTAAGCATTTCGGCGGCGTACTTTAGATGCAATGCCGCGCAGAATGTCGACAACGCCGGGTCGACGCTTCTTTTCTGATCGCCTCTCTTCTAGGATTTCCATCGATAGCTCGATGCACTCGTCACAAATTGCCGCGCCATCGGGACCGGCAACAATGGTCTCGACCGAATTCTGGTTTTTGCCGCAGAAATCGCAGAGCCATACGTCGTTGCTACTCTTCATCTTGCTTACCAGTGCATGCAAGCGTCAATCGACGCGCCGCCACGCCTTATGGATTTCGCTGAACACGATCGGGACCACCTCGTGGCCCTCAAGCGACACTTCTCTGTCGTCCTTCGGATAATTCATGATCGGGGAACTGCGCATCATGCCAAGCAATTTTCGACTGTGCAGGCCAGTTGCGTCCACCGCTGCAATCACCTCGCTCTCGATTTGATGCATGAGACGCCAGGTCAGCACCCCGGCTGAGCGATGGCGGCGCACGATCGGCGGAACCGCATCCTGTATCGCCTTCTCAACGTCGTTTAGCGCTGTCGAAAAATCATCCAATTCGAATCTCCGAATTTATTGTCAGCTACCGATGCGCGCCCAGAGCGTTGATTAATTCGCGCGCAAACTCAACCTCGCGTTTCAGAGCGGCGGCATCGGTTCCAGGCTGCACTAGGGCCATGGCGGACAAGACGGCGCCTAGAACCCCGTCCATTCGATCGAGCACATTCCAAAGCGCATCAATCTGCTTGTTTTTAGACGCGTCAATCAGCTCGTCTCGACGCCTAATCTCATCAAGCACGGCGCGGACCGTTTCCGCGCGTGGGTCATTTTGCAGTCGAAATACCACCTCTCCGTTGACCGTCATCCCGCCGCGCTTTGCAGCTTGCTCCACCTGGTCAAGGACGCTCTGTGGGATACGAAACGAAGTTTTGATGATGGGGTCGTCGGTCGGCATGCCGCGAATTCTAGCTACGGGGCATTTAGGCCGCTACCGTCGAAAAATTAGCCAGCCAATTGCCGACAAAAATGCCCTCTGATTGCTTAATGAGATATTTTGTAATGCGGCAACATAGCATTAACGCGTGAGTGGTCGCGCGAGTAGGAGGAGGAAGAAAGGTGGACTGGAATCAAGATGCAATAGAAGCCGCGAAGACGGCTTTGAGGACCGTCAATGAAGCTGTGGACGCGATCACGCTCAAGGCGGCGCATTTGGAATCGTTACTGGTACTTTTGGCGCACGCAGCCCAGTTGGAGGACTTGCCGGCACTTCACCGCGAAACGGTGTGCTGGCTTGGGACGGATCTGGCGCGGGAAATTGGGGTGGAATGCAGCAAACTAGCCAGCCATCCCCAATAAGGCACCGCAAAACAAACTTTGGAGAGAGACGATGGAAGAGCAGACGGCAAAATTGATGCTGAAGCACGCGGCGGGTCACGTAGACTGGAATAACGCCCGCAACGTGCCGAACTGGCAGGGAGGCCGGATTATCCTCGACGGTCGATTCACCACTGACGAACTGCGCGCGATAATTCTATTTGAGAGGAAGCTAGGCTGATCTGTGATTGCCTAGCCCGAAGCGAGAAGCCGCCCGAAGGCGGCTTTCTCATTTGCTCGGCGCAGCAATGAATCCTTGCTCCTGGAGCGCCGCGACATATGCTTGCAGCGCCTTCAGCTTGTCGATCTCGTGCTGATCGTCTGCTGCTACCTGGACAACGCCTGTTGCAACCGTTGGGTCGAGGTCTGCGACGGCGGCGGTTCCATCGTTACCGCTGGCGGCGGCGGTGCCTTTACCTGCGGTGGCGCTGGGCACGCAGGAGGTAACGCGGACCCGCAGGCGCTGAGCGCCAGAAGCGAGCTGAGACTGATAAGCCAGATTGTCTTTCGCATGCTTTGATACCTCGGTGTTGAATTGCTGTTCGACGGTGGCGACGCGCCCTTCTGCTGCCTGTTGTTTCGATAGTGCGGTCGCGAGTTGCTGGGCTGCCTCGGCGTTCACGCGTTCAAGGTCGGAGGCGTGCGCGGCCTTCTCGGTCGCAAGCGCGGCACTGTAGTGACTGGCGGTCAGCTTGTATCCGGTCCCGGCACCGATGGCGATGCCGAGCAGTCCGGAGGCTAGTCCGGTGATCAGGTAAGGGCTCATTGCATTTTTCCTTCGCACCAGGCGCGTTCCTGCGCGCGGCGCTTCACTAGACCGGGAAAGGACTGGCCGCCGGCATACACCCAGATGGGTTTGCCCGACGCGGATTCATTGAAAGAGCGGCACGCGGCGGCGATGTTGCCCGCGCGGAAATTGGCTGCGATGGACGATCCGCAATAAGCGCCGACGCCCTCGTTGTAGGCGAAGTCCACTGCCGCAGCTCGTTGCAACGGCGTGAGGTTCGCCATCGGCGTGCAGCGGTCCACTCCTTCCGCATACTCGGCTAGGCGCGGATCGAGGCGCGCGGCACACTCGGCAACCGTGAAGCGCTGGCCGAGGTGCACGTTCTGCGTCTCGCCGTTGCATGCAGTGACGACGCCGACCGGGTCAGGCGCGGCGACGAGCACGGTGCCTTCAAACTTCGGTACGGCAGCAAGCAGCAGCCCGGCCGCCGCGGTGCCGACGATCGCGGCTAGAGTGCGCTTGCGTGGTGGCTGGCGGCCCTCAGTCATCGCGTAGGCTCCCTTGGCTTGTGTAAGCACCGAGCAGGCCGGCCGCCGAGATCAGGCACGGCACGCCGAACACGATCCAGACCGGCAGACGGTCCACCCATGCCCCGGGCAGCGCCGCCCATACGCCGCCGACGAACGAGATAAGCGTGCCGACGAGCAGCGCGCGGACGCTATTGCGTTTATGTGCAGTGCGCCAGTAAGAAACAGGTTTCAAGGAGTCACCTTCGATTTGAAGAATTGCCAAAGTGCGAGACCGAGCACAACGATCAGTGCCCACATCCCTTTTTTCGCCAGTTCGGCTCGCAGATCGTCATAGAACTTCGTGCGCGCCTCAGCCTTCTCGATCAATGTTTCGTGAAAGCGCCGATGCCCGTCCCAATCCCCTCCTGGAAAGGCTTTGTGCAGATCGTCAACGCGGCGAATAACTTCGTCGAGCTTTCGGCCTTGAACTTCACTATCGCTGCGATTCTCGACATGCCGCAGATCAATTTCGTCGCGAAGGCTGTCTACGGCACTTACGACCGCTCGCCAACCTTCACCTTCCGTATGCACTGCATCCGGATACTTCACGGCATCACCCATCCTTTCCCCCGGGTATCTACGCCCGCTTTGCGGGTCGTTGCTCGTATCAGTTCAGCAACCCATCGATATCCACAACCATCATGCAGTTCGTCGCGCTCTTGTTGTTGACCCAGAGGCTATCCGTGCGCAGGAAGACGTTGATATCGCTCGCGCCAGTTCCGGGCGCTGGCGTGTCGGTGCGAATCTGAACGTCGTTCGCAGCAAACTGAACGATCGGTGTCGCATTGCCGCGCTGCACGTACCCAAAGAAATAGGCATTGATCTTGTTGTCTTTCTCGAAAAGGTTGAGCTTGAACGTGCTCTGATCAACGACTGGCGCGGCGACCTGCGCCAGCGATGCCACCGGCAGCCAGCAAAGGAACCGTGTCGGGCCCGTCTGCATAACAAACGAAGCGGTCGCCGGCAATTGGTTGAGCACCGGATATAGACTCATGTTGTCGGCCTTCAGGCTGCCGAAGATCGCACCGCCGACGCGCAAGAGGTTGTTCCATGCGCGGATCATGCGGAAATTGATCGTCCCGCCGTCGGAGCTGATGATGTGAACGCCTTCTGACGTCTCGTTGACCACCGAAACATCGTTGTCGATGACGGTAAGGTCGATGTCGGACGTCGACGAAATCGCATTCAGATACAGGAAGCCTTGCGTCGTAGACTTCGCGATGTTATTGCGTACGACGATCGAAGACTGCTCGACCATCGTGCTCTGGCGCACCACGAGAAACATATCCGGACGATTCAGAATGTTGCTATTGATCGGCAGACCGTCGTTCCCGTTCGTATTAGCGTTCATGCCCGTCGACGGCTCGTTGGTCATGCCATCGTCGTAGATATTCCCCGTATAGATACCGCCCGTGGAATACGAAATCAGGAACGGGGAGTTGCTACGGCCACGCACCGTATTTCCTTGCACGACATGGAACAACCCGCGCTGCTTGTTGTAGTAGACGTCCGAAACCTCGTTCCCGATGTCGGTTACATAGGACGATCCCGTGTGGCACGAAATGC